TGACAATACGCACCAAAGTAAGCCCCTAGGGCTACTAGACTGCCCTACGGGTAAGCAGCGACCCTCGACGTAGAGGAGATTCGCTACATGGCTAACGCAACCACTTACCTGGCTTCCCCATCCTTCGGCATCGGCCCGAACCTTGCTGGAGTCAAAGACCTGACCGATCAGTGCAAGTCTGTCGTTGTCACCAAGTCGCGTGAAGCGCTTGACTCCACTTCGTTTGGTAACACTGGCCGCCAGTTTGTTGGTGGCCTCACCAACGTGACCGTGACCGCCACTCTGCTGATGGAGTACTCGAGCACCCCGGGCACTTACGTTGACCTGACCAGCCTTGTCGGCACCAACGTGTACGTCGCAGTAAAAGCTGCATCGGCTTCGGCAATCAGCACCACGAACCCAGAGTTCCAAATCACTGGCGGCTACCTTGAGTCGCTCGATGTCGTCAACGGCTCGGTCGGTGAACTGTCCGAAGTAGAAATCACCATCACAGGCGGCGTGCTGGTTGAGGACGTGACCCCGTGAAACTAACCATCAAGGTGTCGTTCAAGACACCAGCAGCGGAATTGGTTACAGAGCAAGTCACAACCACAATCGCTACGGCTGCTGCGTGGGAACGCAAGTTCAAGCGCCGCGCCAGCGATCTACAGGCTGGTATTGGCATTGATGACATCATGTTTATGGCGTGGCATCAGCTCAACGTCAATAAGCGTGAAGGCCGCGATTATGACACTTGGCTTGTGTCCGTTGAGGATTTTGAGGTAGTGGAGACTGCCCACGCAAACCCTACGGAAGCAACAGCGTCCGCCGCCAGTTAGCGGAACTGCTGTTGGCTACCGGGTGGTGGCCACCTGACATCGAGTTTGATTCTGAGGATTTGGCTACCGTGTTACTGCTGGCGAGAAAGCAACAACAACGTGGCTGATACATCTGTAACTGTTGTCGGTGTCAAGGAGACGCTGCGCGAGTTGCAGCGCATGGAACCTGAGCTTGCCAAGGAAATCAAGAAAGAGTTCAAGACCATCGTTGATCCGATTGTCAAGGATGCTCGAAGCAAAGTTGTGAATTTGCCGTTGTCGGGTATGTCGCGTAACTGGAAAGGCGGCAGGCTCATGCCGTGGGCACAGAGTTCAGTCAGCAAATCCATCATTGCTCGTTTCAGTAATCGCAGGCGTGGAAACAGCCTGGCTGTTTTTAGTGTGACCATGAAAAGCCCGGCAGGCACAATCTTTGACATGGCAGGCCGCAAGGCACCTAATCGGCTTGCGTCAGCATTGTCGCAACTGTACGGTGCACCATCGCGTTTAATGTGGCCCTCATACGAACGCAACGCCGATCAGGTCAACGAGAACCTTGGTCGAGTGGTAGAAAAAATCAATGATGCCACTACGAATAGACTGACTCGCTAATGGCTGTAACAATCCCAATCATTTCCGAGTTTGATGGCAAAGGCATTAGCAAGGCTGTTGCCGAGTTCAAGAACCTCGAAGGCGCTGGCGCGAAAGCCCAGTTCGCCCTCAAGAAGGCTGCCCTGCCAGCAGCTGCGGCTATTGGTGGGCTGGCTGTTGTCATCGGTGACGCGACTAAGGCCGCTATTGAGGACGCAAAAGCACAAGCCCTGCTCGCTCAGGCCATTACGAATAACACGCTGGCTGGGGAAGCCAACATCAAGGTCGCTGAGGCGTTTATTGAGTCCACGATGATGTCGGCGGCTGTGGCTGATGATGAGCTACGCCCAGCCCTCGCCTCGCTTGTTCAGGTGACCGGAGAGATGACTTCGGCGCAGGATGGCCTTACACTGGCCCTCGACGTTGCAGCGGCCACTGGCGTTGATTTGGGCACGGCTACGGATGCGATTGCTAAGGCGTACGGTGGCAACACGAAGGCGCTGGGCACGTTGCTGCCCTCGGTACGAAGCCTTATCAAAGAAGGCGCGTCACTTGATGAGGTGTTTGCGGCCGTGGCTGGTACGGTCGGCGGATCGGCAGCTGTGGCTGCCAACAGCGCCGAAGGTCAAATGAAGCGCTTGTCGCTAACTATCGGCGAAACGAAGGAATCTATCGGTGCAGCATTTCTGCCCATTCTTGAGCGCCTGCTCCCGGTACTGCAAAAGTTCGCTGTGTACGTACAAAATAACACTGACAAAGTGCTAGCGGTCATGGCTGTGGTCGGCTCACTTGCCGGGGCAATTCTGGCATTGAACGCAGTCATGAAGGTAATCACGGTGACACAGTTGGCGTTGAACCTTGCAATGGCTGCTAACCCAATCGGCCTAGTCGTTACGGCTGTGGCGCTGTTGGTCGCTGGCTTTGGTGTGCTGGTCGCTAAGACTGGCAGCGTCAAAAACGCATTTGCCACCATGGGCAATTTCATCATCGGCATTTTTGAGAGCATTGCAAACACTTACGTGAGCATGATAAACCTCGTTATCAAAGGCCTCAATCTGCTGCCCGGTGTCAACATTGGGGAACTAGGTGACATCAACCTGCCACGGTTCAACATCTCTAGCGGTGGCACTGCTAGCGGTGCTGCTGGTACGGCTGCTGGCCCTGATCGAGTGGAGCGCATGATTCAAGTGCCAAGCATCCCGGCTATTGCCCCGGTGACGTTGCCTGCCCCATCAGGTGGCGGTGGCGGTGGCAGTCGCGGTGGCGGCGGTGGTCAAATGACCGTGCAACCGTTCGACCCTTCGGTGTATGACCCAAAGAGCCGCTACTACGAAGTACCAGCCATGCTGGACGCGGCATACGCGCCTAAGCAGGCTGTGTACAACGTGACCGTCAACAGCACAATTGCCGATGAGCGACTAGGTGACACGATTGTCAATGCGTTGAAACAGTACAACCGTCGCAGCGGCCCACTTGACGTACAGATTGCGTAACCATGGCTGCCAGCGTTGTCCAATCAGGTAGTTACCTGCTCGAGCTTGACACAGGCTTTGACTACAACTCATTTAGGTTGGATGACGCAACTAAAGGCGTACTTAACAACACCACCTACGGCTTGGGGCCGCAAACTGGTTACGCAGACATCACCGAGTATGTGACCGAGGTTGCCTATAAGCGAGGCCGCCGCAACATTGACGATCAGTTTGGTGCCGGGACGATGAGCTTCCGCATGACCGATGAGACAGGCATTCTCGGGCCGTACGACACTGCCAGCCCTTACTACGACCCGAGCAACGACAAACCTGGGCTTGCACCTATGCGTCGAGTCAGGCTCAGCAGGTCATCAGAGTATCTGTTCGTCGGCTACGTCACGGCTTACAACTATGAGTTTGCGTTGGCTGGCCCTAACACGGTGGCAGTGCAATGCTCGGACGATTTCTACCTGCTGGCACAGACGCAAATGGCTGCGTTCAACCCGAGTGCGGAAACCTCGGGAGAACGCATTGAGACAGTTCTAGCGCTGCCAGAGGTCAATTACACAGGCACCACGGCTATTGACGTGGGCACCGTCAACATGGGCCATGACAGCTCATACACGCTCAATGCCGGACAAAACACGCTCGGCTACATTACGCAAATCAACCAGGCAGAGCAGGGCCGAGTGTTTATGAGCCGTGATGGCGTGTTCACGTTCCAGCCTCGTATCGGAGCCACGCTCAGCGGCTCGGTCATCACGTTTGCCGATGACGGTACAAATACACCGTATGACAACGTTGAGATTGAGTTTGACGCTGATGGCGTGCTAAACCGTGCCTACGTACAAGCGCTTGATGGCAAAAATGCGTTGGCTGAGGACTTGACCAGTCAGGCCACGTACTTTATTCAGTCGCAGTCGATCACAAACAGCTTGCTGCATGACCAAACCGAGATTGATGACCTGGCTGACTATCTGTTAGAGCCTGAGCCTGCTCCACGTTTTACGGCTGTCAGCACCAGCTTTGCCCTACTGGACAACGCTGAACGCGCTTTGGCTGCCACCGTGGACATCGGAGACACCATCACCATTACAAAGGAAATTACTGGGCTGTCAACTATCACGTCAGAACTGAGCATTGAGGGCATCGAGGGCAACATCAATTTCGCGTCAGGCCATCGCATCACCTACTACACAGCCCCAACAACTGTTGTGTTCCAGCTCATTTTGGATGACCCGGTGTACGGTCAACTTGATGGCACAAACGTATTAGGATGAGGTAACCATGGGCGCTAACGCACAGACAACTGTTCCAACATTTACGGCTGCACAGGTTCTGACTGCCGATCAGATGAATCAAAGCGCTCGCACTGGTGTTCCAGTGTTTGCGAACAGCACAGCGCGTGACGCTGCGTTTGGTGGCTCAGGTGAAAAGACTTTGGCGGAAGGCCAGTTGTGTTATTTGGAGGACACCAACAAGGTCATGTACTATGACGGCTCAGCGTGGGCTAACCTTGGAAGCGTGACTAACGTAGCTGCTTTTACTGCTTCGGGCACTTGGACTGTTCCAGCCGGAGTTACTTACGCAATTGCCCACATTCGTGGAGGTGGCGGCGGAACAGGTGTGAGCGCTGGCGCTGGCGGCAATTCGTCCGTGGCTTTTGCTGGCGGCACTGTTACGGCAACTGGCGGCGTGGCAAATACTTTCAATAACACTTCGTCAGGTGGCGCTGGTGCTGCAAATAGTGGCCAAGGCGGTCACGGTAACTATTTCACAACAGGAGAAATGAGCGGATTTGTCGCACAAGATGGTGCTTATGTCGTTGCTGGTGGCGCTGTTACACCAGCCGCAAGCATTACCATTACAGTCGGCGCAGGTGGCACGGCTGGCACAAACGGTGCTGCAGGTGGCAGCGGCTACATTTGGATTGAATATCAAGTATGAGCGAACGCACAGGAGCTATCGTTGAACCC